CCTCAATTTTGATTTCACGATCTAATTCGGCCGCGCTTTGATTAATTGCGACAACGCGCCCGCCGAGGTTTGTTTTAGCCCAACTATTATCCGCAACTTCAATGATGTCGCCCGGCAAGTGGTGTAATCCCTCGCGCCCAACGGTAAATGTAATGGTGCATTGCTCTAATTTAGATGTGACAAGCACCCATTTCCCATAGCGGCGCGCCTGGCCGCGTGATGTACAGGCAAACGCAGTGATTTTTTTAACGTTGTAGCCGTAACGAGCCACCATCTCATCATCAACAACATACTCAATAGCTTTTTGATACATGTTGTTTTTGTCGGCATACTCTACCTCAACGGCGGTGTAAATAGATTTCAGCGGGACATATTGACGAGCAAATTTACCGTCGATTACGTTTGCTTGAGAGTATGTGCAGACTGGGTCTGTCGGGCGGTCTTGGATCGCTAACATCTGCATTCCGTTCCAGGCCACGATCGCGCGGAAAACGGATGACATATCGTTTAATACTTCATACGCCGAGCGCTGTTCCGTGATCCAAATACCCGCCGTCATGCGTGGTTCTTTTCCGCCGTAACCGTCCGGCACGAGCTCGTCACAATACTGCGCAATTTGATAAAGCTGGAATTTATTAAGCCCGTACTCGCTGATTCTTTTACCGATCCCTACATCGGGATTGGTTGCTAAATCGTAAAAAATCCAAGCTGGGTTTTCCGTCCATGCTTTTTTAAAATCCCCTCGCCAAATGCCCGGCGCATAAGTGCGTGTTTCAGGATCGTAAGTGGACGGCACGCTGATAATACGGCCATCCAGAAGCGAATTTACATTTGGGAAATTAGGGGTGTGTCGTGAGTCGGTTTTAATGCCGATCATTGCAATGTTTGGATATGACAGTTTTGCGTCGATAATCTCCGTGTAACTACTCCAAACGATAGCATTTTGTAAGCGTTGGCTTTTTGAGTCCGCTGTAACCCGTCTAACGGTGACATTAAACGGCTTAGGGGGTAACTCATCGATAATGTAACTGCGGTAAAAACGGGAGGATGATTTGCCGTTGATGGAGTAACTTTTGTAAAGATTACCGTTTATTAAAATTTCAAACTCTACAGACGCTCCGTTTGTGTCACCTTGATCATTTTGGCTAAATAATGCATTAACACCAATTGTCACACGTAATCGATCAACATCAGGATCGATAATTGAGCGAGTTATCGGACGTTCTTTTTTTACTTCAATACCAATAGGCACTTCACGCTGGCTGCTATCAAACCCGGTCATTGGTAACTGATCTTGAGTTCCTAGCGTGTACTGGATTTCCATGTTTGTAAAATTAAAACTATCTACGTCATTATCATCCTTACCGCTCGCGTTTTGGATTGGTGTATTGTCTAAATAAGTTGATTTCCACTTATTCACCGGCCCCTTGATTGGTCCGAGTGATATAATTCCAATTGCGCTTAATCGCTGTGATGATAGCAAAGAATCCGGCGCTTCTACCGGAGTATGTCCGCCGCCGCCACCTTTTTTACCGCCCATATTTACCCCAATAAAAAAACCGCACATAAAAGTGCGGTCTGTTAATTACGTTTTAATTTTCTTCTTTTGCCAGTCCCACCAGTTTGCGTGTTATCGGACTCAGGTGCATCGTCGTACGCTTCGGCGCCTTGCGATACTAAAACAAGACTTGTCATCATACGCCCGTAAAGTAACGGTATAGGTCGCCCTTGTGGGGTTAGATTTTTAAGATTACTAAATGAGGTACTTTGATTTTTCTCGCCCTCTTTTATTTTCTGATCGCCCATACTTGGCGTAGGTGTCAAAAGCGATATTGCACCACTAACGATTAGTGATGCACCAACGGTGAATGCCATTGTGGCACCTGCAAAACCCTGCGCCCCCAAATAAGACCAACCGGCAGCACCACCAGCATACCAAGACGCAGCAATCAGTACTACACCAACTATTATTTGACCAATACCAACGCCTTTCCCCGCCCCAGCAATAACCGGGGTAAAATGGATAGTACAATCAGACTTAAAGTCAATGTCGGCTTTTACTTGATTTTCATTCAAGTAAGTATTTTTACCGATCCTTACTTTGTAGCAGCCTTTTTTTAGATATTCGCGCAATCCTTTAATTTGTGTCAAAAGCCCGCTCATTAGCTCGGAAAAGGTATCAACATCAAGCTCTACCGGCTCACGCACAAATCGTTTAAGATCGCCGTAAAATTTAACTTGTACCATTCTTTATGTCTCCAAACGGAATGAGTGTTGTTAAGCCAAAACCCGTCATACGGCACGCGCGCAGACAGCCGATCTTGGCTGTGATGTATCATCATTTGATTGCCCAAATAAACCCCGGCATGATTAGCCACTTTACTTCCGACTTGGATTAAGACAACATCACCGATCTGTATATCTGCTTTATGCATCACCCTGTAAAAACCACACCGTAATAACCCATCTTCATAAAGATTCTCTGTTTCAAACCACTCAAACGGATACTTTGAGTTGTCCGGCAGTTCAATCCCTGCAAGCATATAACTGTCTAATACGATATTCCGGCAGTCTTGTTTGTTGTTTTCAAACTGCCGCCCGATTAATGGCGGGATATTGCGAAAACACTTAATGTCACCGTCAACCACAAGCCAAAAATCCAAACCTAATCGCACTTGGCAGGCGCGATCTGATGCAGATAAATAAGGCAATCCGCGCATATAGTCGCTGTCTGGGTGGGAGTGCACCAACGCAACAATCTCGCCTTGCTCTTCGGCTCTGATAAATTCTTCTGGTGCAATTTCGAAAAAATTTACCGGATCGGAAGCAACATTAGTACACGGGTAATAATACAAATCCCCACGCACAGATAAAACAAACCCGCAAGATTCCTGCGGGTGACATCTCGTGGCATGGGCTAATATTGCCTGTTTCAACTCAAAATCAATCATATTAATTACCAAATTGTGTTGTGCTCGGGAAACCACCGAACGGCAATACCGCATTTTTTCCCCAGCGTAATTTACACCCGCGCAAACAGTGTGAGCATTTATCTTTTTTAGGATCTGTGGTCGGCTTGTCGTATTCGTCCGCCACCGGTCCTCCCGTGTAACCGCACTGAGAAGATCTGTATTGCCAAATACAAGTATCAGATGTAATCATCAATAGAGGAATTCGTGCGCCGTCAGTCTCAATCGGCAATGCCAGCTCGAATGTTGCCGTAACATCATCAAGAGATTTTAACTGTTCGATAACATACAAACTCACCGCTTCCTGCATCGGGTCGGCGTTTGGGTTTCCGTCGGCAAAATTTACCGCATCTAAAAACTTGGCGTAAACTTGGCGCCGTACGACTTTACCGCCGATACCTTGCCCAAAATCCGCAACAATACCCGTTACCAACCCATAAAGATTGGATAGCGTTAGTGTAGGACGATTACTTGGCCCACTGCTTGATAACTCAAAGCCCTCAGCATTTATTGGGTATGCGGCGTATTCATTGCCTTGCCAGACAAGGTTTTTACCGCCCTGCGTTAATCCGTTGTGAAAACGGTATATTTCGCCTTTTTTATCGGGCGAGCTATTAGATGGGATTTTACTTAAATCAATTTCCCATAATTCAATCAGTGCGCCTTGCTCGAGTTTGGATAATTCCGACAACATTTTATTCGGGGTATCTTTTGGCATTACATCACCTCTTCAAAAGTGCAGCTAATTTCGGTGTATTTTTTATCTACAGTTTTAGACCATTTAGGACAAACCGCCTTGATTAATGCACCGCCCTCATACTCTTTAAATAAAAACGGAGTTACCCCGCTATGCTCCATAAAAAAGCGGTCTAATTCGACCGCACTTTTATGATTTAGCTTGTACGTCAGGCTAAATTTACGCAATAGCGGATTTAGCCCGTCAACCATTCGCTGTTCGTAGCCGTCGCCAAATTTATTTACTTTTCGGCGAGGTTCGCTTTCCACGGTGTATCCGGGTTTCGGACAAAAATTAATTGTTCTTAACGCCACAATTTACCCCTAGTTCAAAAGGCCGCCATCGCGCCCACGTTGTTTTCGCATTACTTCCAGCACTTTTACCGTGATTGCGTCGGATAACGCCTTACTTTGCGCAATCTGCTGCTCTACCGTAACATCCTCTTTACCATCTTTAGCAATATTGATTGTGATGCTGATCTCATTGTGATCACCCTCACCACCATTGCCGCTAATTCCTGGATAACTCGGCGAACCACCACCGCCCACGCGCCCACCACTAGCAAAGCGCGGTAATCGTCGCTGATTAAGCGCATTCATAAATGCCACCCCGTAGTGATCCACGGTACGGGATGTCATTACAAATTCGTTATTGGATAACCAGGCGGGGATTGAGTCGCTTGTTCCGGTTCCTGGACCTTGTACATGACCGCCGGTAGCAAATGCCGCAACGCTGGTAATTTGCGAGATTAAGTTAACCCCAGCACTTGCCACAGCTGCCATATTCGCAAATTTTTGTGCTGGTGTAAGTGCGGACGGATCAGCCATTGCCTGCGCTATTGCTTGCGACAGTTTTACTGTCGCTTCTGCAATTGCAAACGCCTTGGAAATAGCAAACATCGCTTTATACGCGGCGGACTGCTTACCTGCGGATTGCTCCACCATCGACGCCAAGCCATCAAACGCGCTTCCAAGGTCATTTAACCCAGTAGCATAGTTCGCCATATCCCGTTGAAATTCATCGTTTTTATATTTATCAATGATTTCCTGCCGGCGTTGCTGAAACTCATCTTCGGTAATGAGTTTTTGCTCATTAAAGGCTTGGAGTTGCGCTAATTCCTGCGTTTGTTTGTTTTTAAGATCTTGTGTCGGATCGTAAATCGCCCGCACTTGATCTTGAGAGCTTACGGCGTTTTGTGATACTTGCTGCGCGTACTCAAATTTTGCTTTGAGTTGCGCATTGTCAATTTCGCCTTTTGTCAGTTGCCCTGCGGCGTAAAGCTCTTGGATTGCTGCCAGCTCGTCTTTTAGTTCAGACTTTAACAGCTTATTCGGCGCGTATTTGCCGGATAATTCCAATCGTTGTTTTTCAAAACGTTCGGTAATAGCGGTTTTTGCGATCTCGTACTCTTGATGAGATACTACGCCTTTTTTCAGATGTTCGTTTAAGCGGCGCATCATCTGATCTTGCTCGAGATTAATCTCATTCAGCGATGATGTGCTTTTTTTACGGATCTCGTCGTAAAAATTCAGCCAGCTATCGCGGGCCCGCTCGCTCTTCCCGCCACTGCCTTTTGTTTTTTTAGACCCCAACGCATTGTAAAAAGAGTCGGCCACGGCGGAAAAATCTGTGCTATTAGGATCAAACCCACTATTAATAGCCTGATCTTCCGCCTCCAGTCGACGTTTCTTTTTCGGGTCTTTTTCTCGATTAATCGCAATTTGGCGATTATTACGATCAATAATCTTTTGCGCTTTATCGCTCAATGCGTTTTTAACAGATAACCCTAGAGCATCAAAGTTGCTAGCTACGATAAGCGCCATTGCCCCCATACGCTGTACAGCGCTTGATATGCTATTAGCACCACTTTCTGCATTAGGGACTAAACGGTTAAAATCCTCAACAGATAGCCCTAATTTATCAATATTAATTTTTGATAAATCAACTGTTGGCAATAACTCTTTTAGTTTGGTGTTAAATTCGGCGATAGATTTTCCAGAATCAATTGTGAGTAAATCGCGTTCTGATTTTTCAAGTTTCTCATTCGCTTCCGCTAACTCACCTTTTTTGATCGACAAGTCTCCAATTAACTTTTTGTATCTCTCGATTGCGTGTTGATTATTTTGCAATCCCTGTGAGTTCATTACATCAATTTGGATTTTAACTTGTTGTTCGAGCTTGTTTGTTTCTGCTTTCAGCTTTGTAATAACAGCTTTTTGCGTCTCAATAGATCGCTCAAGTTTGGTGCGCATTGATGACAGCATATCTGCCGTAACGGTGCGTAATGAGTCGCTTGTAATATCCAACGAATCAGCAAAGGCTAAAGATTCCTGTTTTGCCTGCTCCGTTTTTTGGCGATATTCAATCAGAGCACCAGCAGCAGCGGTTAGTCCGATTGTTACTAATCCAATCGGACCGCCGACGAAACCAAGAGCATTGCTAAACAATCTTCCACCAGCGGTAGCACGTTTTGTTACAAGATCAAGATTGTGCCGTGCATTAGATTCAGCCATGATTGCTGCCGTCAATTTTCGGGATTGCACTTCGGCTTGTTGTTGGATTGCTAACAGTTCCGATTCGGTGCGTGCGTGGGTGAGTTTGATTTGGATTAAACTCATTTCCGCCTGTGCTTGTTCGCGTAGTGCGGCAGTTTTTACATTTTCCGCACGAGCAACATTAATTGCCAATGCAGCTTGCTCGTTACCGGCAGCAATAAATGCGCGTAACTTGTTTATACTCAAGACGGCAGCAAATCCACCAAGCGCACTTGTAGCAACCGTTAAGTGTTCTGCTATCCCGTTAACAGCAGTAGCAAATCCATTGCTTGCCCCACTTGCCTGATCTAACTCACCAATCCATTTTGTGGTGGATGTACGCAAGTTTTCAAATGCCATGCCGATAGTTATTACGCGTGTATTAAATTGCTCATCAACACTGCCTTTTACACGCTCAAGAGCGGGGATGATGACATCCATTGTGAGCTTACCGGCATTAGCCATATTACGTAGCTCACCAACTGATACACCAAGCCCTTTAGCCATTGCCTGAGCAAGACCTGGTGTTTGTTCCATCACAGAGTTAAATTCCTGACCACGGAAAACGCCACTTGCCAAGGATTGCCCAAACTGCATTAAGGCCGCTTGTGCTGATGCCGCACTTGCGCCGGAGATAGCAACCGCTTTAGATACTGTTTCGGTCAGGCTTGCGACACGCGCTTGATTTATTCCCAATGCTTGTGCATTTTGCGCAAAACGTTGATAAATACTTGATGTCGCCTCTAGGCTTTGGTTAGTTTTTAATGAGATGTCAAAGAGTGACTGTAACCCGCGCTGACTGCTAAATGATGCACTTTCCACCAACGCTAACTTGTTTTTTACCTCGGTATAGCCATCAACATAGTTTTTTAATGTGCCAAGACCAACACTCGCAACAGAAAAATTAAACAATCTAGTGTTAATTTTTTCTAACGAATTTGCGGCATTTTCGATGTTCTTCAAATATTGGGTTGTACGAATTGAAAAACTTTTAGCGCGAGCCTCTGCGACATTTAAGCCACTTCTAAATTTTGCATCGTCAACGCCTAGGCGGACTAATAAATCAGATACCGTAGATGCCATTTTGTAAATTTATCCCATAAAAAAAGCCCGCCTAAAGGCGAGCTTTGTTGAATTAAATCCGACTAATATGTATTACCAAATAGTCTATCTATTTTTTGCTGCTTTGTCAGTTTGCTATCAAATGCAATCCACAAACACCAAGCAATGAGCGCAATCATGAAAAATGAAAATACATAAATGCCCCAAGACTTAGTAAGTAAAAATAATGGAGTTAAGCATACTGTCAAAAATAATAATATTTTCACAATGAATGATATAAATCTTACGGTCATAATTATCACTCCTTACTAATTAAGTATGAGTAGATACTAATAAAACACTGATTAAGTATCAAGACCTTGGTTTCGTATTTTAAATTCTCACCAATTTAGCAAGCCCTTTCGGTTGATACTCTTTCAATGTCTTGGTAGCAAGATAAAAATGCGCATCATCTATCGGATCTACCTCAAAATCAGCCAGTAACGGCTCAAGTATGCGCTTTGCCACACCTAACGATGTTTTATATTCCGTTGCGTGGGTGTAAGCGATTGAGGCGTATGGAGAGTTAAGTGCAGCCAATGGCTTGTAAATAAGCTCAATAAAATCTAGGCAGTTATATAAGGCATACCATAAACTTGCCATTCTTAGCCATTGTTCCTCTGTAAGCTCACGAGCATATTTATGTTTTCGCAGTGCTAATGGAAGTTCCTTTTCTGATATCTGTAATTTGGTTTCGGTGATTAACTCGCCCTCAAGCACGATTCTGTGAACATATTCCACCGCTTGCGGTAACTGCTCAAAAGTTAGATCTTCGATTGATTCGACGTTAAAGCGTTGGTGGATTAAATGGTAAGCGTCAGAATAAATTAAGCCTTTCTTGCTCACCAACATATTTACAGCATTGCGCAAGCCCGTGCGATCATCTACTGTAGTTTTTGATTCATATTTGCCCGTTTTACGGATTGCCGGTAAAACTTCTGCTGTTACCCATTTTCTAAAACGGTGTGGCACAGATTCTTTTTTAACTGCGTCACGGCAGCGTAAGATCAAAGTGTACATTCCGCTTTCTGACACCAATGCAAGGCTTTGAGCACCGTTCCCTGCCGACCCTAACTTTAAGTTAGAGTCGGTAGAAATCATTTTTTCATCATCGTCTAAATTTAAAATTGCCTTACTTGGGTTTGTAATCCCTAATGTGTCGCAAAGATCTTTTGCAACAAACCAAGGCTCATTGTTAATAGATAAAGTGCGGATGGATTTTGATTCAAAGTTGAATGTAGAGAGTTGAGATTGATTAGACATAACTGTCTCCTGTGGTTTTTTTTCGATATTAAGATTTACCCAATTAAGGGTGCCGGGTGGTTCGAAAGCCTTCCACAGGTAGGCTGGGATTATTCCCCTTTCGGGTGTTGTATTCTCCGCCCGCCCGGCATAGATGAAATTGGATTTATGCGTGTTAAGTCTTAATGGCAATAAAACTAAACGAGATCACAAATTTTACGCATAAAAAAACCGCTATGCTATCGGGTGCGGATTGCCGCTGTGGAATATAAGGTTTCGACACCTTGGGAAACATACTAATAAAAAAGCCCCTTTGTAGTCAAGAGGCTTTTAGTATTTTATTGGCTAATAACTAATTTTGACTTTTGCCCAATTAATTCGCTCTAGATTTATTAATAGCATTAACAATAAAACATGTGCTACCAATAATAGCTGACACAACACCAATCACACAGTAAGTCGTAGCATATGTTCCGTTAATGATATAGTTATATGCATCGCCTCCCACATAAGCATTCACATTCAAAGATGATAGATTATCACCATAATTTTTATACTTAAAAATTTTTGAAAGCCCATATCCAATATTTGAAAAAGATCCTATATAGAAAATAAAGCCCAATAAAGTTAAAAGCAAACTTGAGCCATTCACCACTTCTTTAGTTTCAACTGAAATTTCTTCTTCGTTCATTTTTCGATCTCCATAGGTTAAAAAGTCCGACAGATTTTACCCAACTTTTTTGTAGATCTCCGTGAGTTAGATCACAATTATCTTAATAATTTTCCGTCAGCCACTAAAGGTAGTTCAATTTGAATTTTATCTTCAATAATACGCAGCGTGGCTTCTAATACCGGCTTTTTGCCTTTCCATTGATTTAAACCTTGACCGCATAGGCTGGCAAATTGTTTCTCGGCTTTGTGTTCACCACATAGTTGATGATATTGCTGAATTAAACTAAATCCCTCTTTTTCTAATAGTTCTTGCATTTGATTGAATGCTTGAATATACGAAAGTTTAAACAAATTTGCTTTTTTCCCCGTAAATCCCATTACGAGAAACACAAAGGCGTCTTTGGTTAATTCAAAGTATGGTTGTGGTTTACCGTTTTGTAATTTATTGTTTTTAAAGCAAAGCCCAAAATTCGGCTTTGTAAATTCATCAGGTAACTCGCTCAAAATAGTGCGAATTTTATCTAACACATGCTTGTGCTGTTTACCAAACACTTTCGCTACTGTTTCGGATGTCGTTACGGTTTTGTGATCTTTAATTTGAATAAATTGTTTGAAATTTTCTGGGTTTGCTAATTGCATGATGTTTTCCTTTATAAATTTTAGGCAACAAAAAACCCAGTGGTTAAACTGGGTCTATCGATTGGCTAAATATCTTTCCGAACCGTCATCGTCGTCCTTTTTATTCGTTTGATCTCTAAAAAACGGCATAAAATCTGATAATTCAGGCTCTTTCCCTTTCGGATCTCGGTTTATCATTGCGAGCAAGTGCGATATTTGGGCAGTCCTGTAATCTTCGCGCCAAATGCCGAATGGTTGCTCTTGGTAAAATAACTGATATTCCCTAAAGTGGCTTTCCGGCATTTGCTCTATTTCTTCCAACGTTTTACCCAACGAAAGCGATAAGTTTATTTGGAGCTTTCGTCGGTCGCTAAGTTTTTTGGGAGTAAATCCATCACCGCGATATTTAACGCCTCATACAATCCTTTATCCAGGGAGCGTAAAGCCGCTAAGTCGTCTTGGTTGTTAGGGTCAAATAAGTTTTTTCCATCCGCATCACACAAACGAATAGCCAGCACACGGGATAATCGATCAGGGTCATGTACCTTGGTGAGCTGTTTTGTTAGTTCTTCTTCGTCGTCATAGTTGAGCTCAATCCCTTGCTTTTCAGCAAGTTTCAACAACTCATTGTGTTGGCCATATAATGCTTGATTCATTTCGCCAACATTAAATTCTCGGAAAAAATATGTTACGCCGTTGTAATCAAACGGGTGTACTTTAGGTTTGTTTTTTAATAATTCTTCACGCAAGCTCATTTTTAAAATCCTTTGATTGATGGGAAAAGACCGCACTTTAAAAGTGCGGTCATATAGATTAAGCGTTTACAGGTAATAAGTAATCGCGTTTCGCTTTTTTAATGGTTACACCGGAATCAAATTTGCCTTTAACCTCACCACTGAAATTTGGTGAAGTTTGAATAAACCCGGTACCGTAAAGCGAACCTTGATTATTTTTCATTACCATCATCCAAGGGAAAGTTTCTTTGGCGTAGAATTTCTTACGCAAATCTTGTTGCATTGGTGTTGCTGGAGCATAGAAGAAAGTCAGTTTGATTGAACCATACTCAATTTCTCCAGCCTCAGTCTCTGTCCCCTCGGAGCACATTGTTGTAATGTCCTCCTCTCCCAGGGTGTCTCCATCACCTTCAATTTGCTTAATAGCGCAGAAATTAGATGACCATTTGACGACGGCTACTTTTGCGGATGAAAAATCCGTTGGTGAATCTTGGCCGCTCCAATCTACTTCATCAGCAAAGGTGATTTTGTCTGTTGCAATAGTTTTTACCGGATAAAATCCATCTAATGCACCAAGACCGGTGATTTTCACAAAGTCCCCAACTTTTGCACCGTGGCCAGTTGCGGTAATTGTTGCATCCGGTTTTACAGTGGCGGCAGTGATGGCTTTTCCTTCAGTCAAGCCGATGCCTACATAAAATTTAGTACCCTGAAAAGGGGTTGTTTGTGTTGCCATGTTTAATCCTCGTATTTGATTTGGTATTTAAGGTTGGATATAAACCAAGTGCGATTAGTCGTATCTTGTTCATACTCATAACCGCTTAACGTGATTTCGGTAATCTCTTCCGGCAACTCTCCGTTATCTACCGCACTTTCCAACCGTTTCTTGATTTTTTCGGCGATTTCGTCCAGCGCATCTTCGCCAATAGCCGTTTTTAAGTAAGTTGCAATGTTTAGATCGGCTATATACTCGTAATGACACAAATCAACCGGCTCCGCTTGGATTGCATCAATAAAAACAGCAACTGCCGACTGCTCTTGATCGATGTCAATAAATAACGGCCTGCCTGAGCAAACCTCATTCACGCCAACAGCCGCGCCCTTCAAAAGGGCGGTCAATTTTTGTCTGATTTTTTTGTGTATTAACATAGTAATAGCCTATTTTTTAAATGCGTCAGTGAGCTTTTTAGCTATCTCGATCTTAATTTGACTGCCATAGTCTTTAAGCTCGGCTCTAAACGCGTTTGTGAGTGGAGCAGCGAGTGGGATTTTTACAACATCAATCGGATAACGCGCCTGACCTTTACGTTGCATGATGTGTGTTCGCCCGTTTTTAAGTTTTTGCTTAAATCCGCGCTCTACACCATAAGGACCGACAAGGATTGCGCCGTTACCCTCGTATAACTTGTTCCCGCCAGCTTTCAGCAGGTTAATTAACGGGAGATTCCGGCGATCCACTAAGATTTCAGCCTCAGGGTTAGCGTTGGTAGCTCTGCGTTGCAATCTTGCTCTATTGCGAACAAGTTTTTGCTGTACGTTAAGCTCTTTCGCCACTTTCTTAGTTCCATTTCGCATTGCTCGCCTTGCGACAGTGTTTATTGCACTAACCGCAGCTTTTGGGGTATTCCGCTTGACTTTGCCAAAATTTGCGCTTAATTGCTCAATCCCATCAACGCTTGATTTCATCATTACTCCAACTGCAACACGATCTTGCCATCTTCAAAACTAAAACCACGCACAACATATTCCGTGGTTGTTGTTGTGATAACATCGCCAAGTTTAGGCTTATAGCCGGACGCCCTGAAAAGTGTTAGCGTTCGAGTCGTACCGTTAATTAAGTAATCATCGCTATAATTGCCGCCCATCACTTTTGGCGTCTCATCAAGCACCGCTTTGTATTTTTTGCCGTTGATAACATAGACGGACATCATCACATCTGTAATGACTTTGTCCGCCTGTGCTAATGCGTTATCAAACGGACTAAGCGTTGATCTTGACATCGACAGTGTCCACGGTTGCACCGCTTGCTTGCCATGCAATACCTAAGCGTTTGTTAGTGCCTGCGGTAGTTGTTGCGCCGTCAGTTGCAGACCAGTACACGATCGCACCTTGTTTGATGTCGTCAGCCGCTTTTGCTTTAACGGTAAATACACCGGTAGTCAAACCAACACCAACAGCGGATTTTTCAACATCAGCAATGGCAATCGCCACAAGGTTTTCTAACATCACTACATCGCCACTTTTTACGGCGGCGGCAGCGGTAAAACGCACGGTGTTTCCGTCTTGCATATAGTTTTTAGCCATATTTAATGATCCTTTAATTTTGATAATAAAAAACCGCACTTCGGTTAAAAGTGCGGTCGTTATTTATGTTGGATTAAGTTACTTATTGGTAACTTTTACAATGCCGCGGTAGTCAATCACGTTAACACCGGCATCAATGCGTACTTTGGTAGATACACCGTCAACGGTAAAGCCGTTTTGTTGCTCAATGTACGGGGTGTCGATACCGTCAAGATAGGAGACCTCAATAGCCTCTTTGTTGATTAAGTACCAAGATTTCGGATCGGCAACTTGTAAACGTGCGGATTTAAGCGCCGGCACAATATCGCGGATTGGGTTGATGATACCGGAGTTAGCATCTGCGCCCTCAACACTTGCCGAGCCTAAAACTTGTTTAGCACGGGTATAAAGTGATGTTGGCAACAACATAAATTCAGGTTCAATCGCCAACGGTTCGCCACGAGCGTTAACAAAGCCATTCATCAACTGGATCGCTTTATCAATGCTGGTTACGTCTAATGCGGCACCGGTTAAAGTGTTTTTGTGTGATGCGTCAAATAATGCTTTGCCGTCTTGTGCAATCGCGTTACCGGTTAATAACGCAAACACTAATTTAGCGATTGTCGCACGTGCGGCTTGCCCCATTTTTTCGGGAATTTTTGTGAGTAAGTGCATGTCGTCATTGATGATTGCTTGACGGGTAATGCTAAATAATTGCCCGTAAGTCGCTAATGCAACGCTAGCGCCCTCATCGCCGATTGTGCCGTAGGTGTATTCTTCGCCCTCGCCGACTTGTGGTAAATAACCAAAGTCACCTAAACCAACACGTTTAGCCGCGCGGAAGTCGGTTAATGTGCCGCGTGAGGTAAACTGATCAAAGTTTTCCACCGCAGTTTCCCAGCCTTTGAGCAAGGATTTGTGCGCCACATCAATTAAGATTTGACCAAAGTCAGAGCTTGAGTGGGTAAATGCCAAGCCAACCATGCTCATTGCGTTATGACCTACAACGCTAATACCGCGATCAACCAATGACGCAC